GGAGGGGCAATGAACCCACACGCTTGCTTTGGGGTCACCAACCCCAACTCCTTCTTCGATGCCAAGACCGTCCGGGAGATCAGGCTCTTGCATCTCTGCGACAAGGTCTCAGCGTCCCAGATCGCCCGGGACCTGGGCGTAAACGTCAGCTGCATTAGCCGCATCGTGAACTGGAAGGCTTGGGCCCGCCAAGACGAAGACCTGCGGGTCATCCCGAAGCCTGGGCACAAAGGTGGGGACCAGTATCACCAGCCCAAGCGCGAGATGAACACCGGCATCGGGACCTTGGAACCTATGTCACGGGCTTCGTGTCGCAACTGCCTGCACCTGAACGACAACTCTGGTGTCTGTGACTTTGGGTTTCCCGAGTGCTTGAGTTCCGCGTACAAGTTTGCGGCCAAGTGCTGCGTCTACAAACCCCTCACCTCCCACACCAAACATGGCTCTGCTAATTGACGCTGACTGGTTGCTGTACGCCGCGTGTGCTGCGTGTGAATGTGACATTCGGTGGGACGAATGGATCAACACGTTGCACCTAGAGCAATCAGATGCCAAGAGCTACATCACCCACCAGGTCAGCAAGTGGCAAGAGGCGACGGGTGTCAACGACGTGGTGATGTGCCTGTCGAGTTACCCGACCTTCCGGCACCAGCTGTCCACCGAGTACAAGGCGAACCGCACGGGCCGTCGTAAACCTTTGGGCCTGCGTGACCTGCGGGACTGGATTACCGCTGAGTGGCCGACCCGGTGCCACGACAACCTCGAGGCCGACGACGTCATGGGGATCCTGATGACCAGTGGCCAGTACCGGGACCCGGTCATGGTCACGGCCGACAAAGACATGCGGACGATCCCCGGCCGGCTCCTGCGCATGGACAAGATGGAGACCAACACCCTCCCTGACGCCAACCGGAACTGGATGACCCAGGCCCTGGTCGGCGACACGAGCGACAATTACCCAGGGCTGAAAGGGTTCGGCCCGGTCAAGGCCGAGAAGCTGCTCGCTGATTGCAAGACCCTCCCCGACATGTGGGACGCCGTCGTCGGTGCTTACCGCAAGGGGGGCGAGACCTTTGGTGATGCGCTGCTCAATGCCCGCATGGCCCGCATCCTGCGGTACGGGGACTATGACTTCACGTCCGGTAGCGTTGAGCTGTGGGATCCAGACCGTGACCCCGCCATGAAAGCCAATGGATGACCTGTTCCCCCCGCTCGACGAAGCCTTGCTGAAGCGGCTGGACGAGATCCATCCCGAGGCCTGCGCCGATCCTGGCGCTACTGAGCGGGAAATCTGGATGCAAGTTGGTGCCCGCCAGCTGGTCCGGATGCTATGGGCCGTTTATCTTGAACAACAAAACGAGGGTTGACCCATGTGTGGTGGTGGTGGCCAAGCGCCTGACAACAGTGCGCAGATCCGGATGCAAGAGGAGCAGATGAAGCTCCAGCGGGAGCAGATGGCCATGCAACAAGAGCAGGCCAACGCCCAGAAAGCTCAGTACCAGGAGCAGCTAGCGATCAGCAAGGCCCCGCCCCCGCCTGCCCCGAACGAAGGGGCCAAGGCCGCGATGGCCGCCCTTGAAACCCCGATGGATGAGAACCTGCGGGCTGGCACCGGTCGTCGCAAGTTGCGGACCGACGTGACCAGTGCTGGGCTCAACATCCCTGGTGTTGGCTGATGGAACTGAACCTGACCAGCAACGTCGACCGCCAGTCCCACCCGTACAACGACGAGAGCGTTGGCCAAGGCGACGTCACGGCCGCGGCCAGGTACGGCCAGCTGCAGACCAACCGTGATGCGTACCTGCAACGGGCTCGGGACTGCAGCAAGGTAACGATTCCCGGGTTGATACCGGATGCGGGACAAGGGGACCGGGGTCGACTCAAGACCCCGTACCAAAGCCTCGGGGCCCGGGGGGTCAACTACCTCGCCAGCAAGCTGCTCATCACCTTGTTCCCCCCGAACTCCAGCTTCTTCAAGCTCGAGATCGACGACCTGGCGTTGCGTGTTGCGGAGCAAGGGCCCGAGGTCAAGACCGAACTCGACACCGCGCTGGTCAAGGTTGAACGGGCTGGCATGTCCGCGTTTGAGGTGGCCAACGGCCGGGCTTCGATGCACGAAGCGTTCAAACACCTGCTGGTGGGTGGCAACGTGCTGCTGTACGTGGCGGAAGAAGGCGTCAAGGTCATCCACCTGAACCGCTTTGTCGTGTGTCGTGACCCGATGGGTACCGTCACCGAGATCGTGGTCGAGGAAGAGGTGTACCCCGATGCCTTGCCCAAAGGTCTGTACGACGACATCGACGAAGAAGACGGCGGGTACGAATCCGGGCGCAGCTCCAAGACGGTGAAGCTGTACACCCACGTCGAGTACGAAGACGGCAAGGTGCACTGGTACCAGGAAGCCAGGGGCAAGGAGATCCCTGGGTCCCACGGCATGTGCGACGCCGACGTGAATCCCTGGATCCCGCTCCGGTTCAACCGGGTCGACAGTGAGGAGTACGGGCGCTCCTACATCGAGGAGTACTACGGGGATTTGTTGGCGCTGGAGTCCTTGTACCAGGCGATCCTTGAGGGGTCAGCTGCCGCGGCCAAGGTCCTGTTCCTGGTCAACCCGAACGGCACGACCCGGCCCAAGACCCTGGCGAACGCTGAGAACGGGGCCATCGTTCAAGGCAACGCTGCCGACGTCACGGTCATCCAGACCCAGAAGGCCCAGGACCTAAGCATCGCCAATTCCACCATCGAGCGGATCGAAGGCCGGCTGCAGTTTGCGTTTCTGCTGAACACCGCCATCCAGCGGCCCGGGGAACGGGTGACCGCCGAAGAGATCAGGTACATGTCGCAGGAACTGGAGGCCGGCATCGGTGGCCTGTACTCGATCCTGACCCAGGAGCTGCAGTTGCCACTGGTGCGTCGGTTGCTGCATGTGTTGCGGAAGCAGCGCAAGCTGTCGCCGTTCCCGAAGGGCAAAGGTGGCGTGCCGCTGGTCAACCCCAGACCCGTCACCGGCCTTGAGGCCATCGGCCGTGGCGACGACCGCAACAAGCTGGTCCAATTCATCACCACTGCTACCCAAACCTTGGGGCCTGAAGCACTGGCCAAGTACATGAATGTCGACGAGGCACTGCGTCGTCTGGCTGCCAGTGAATCCATCGACACCACCAACCTCATCAAGACCCAGGACCAACTACAACAAGAAGCTGCGGCTGCACAACAACAGCAGCAGCAGGCCGCGCAACGTGACATGCTGATGACTGGCCTTAAGTCATCTGCGATGGCACAAGTCGCCAACAACTACACCCAAGCTGGAGCCCCGTATGGTCCGCAATTCCCAGAAGGAGCAGACCCTGGACAACCAGGCGTCGCCCCTAACGCCCTCCCCGTCCCCCCAGCAGCGCCAGGTATCCCTAGTGGGCCCGCCGGCCCAGGTGCCCCAATGGGGCCCAACGCCTGACATCGTCATCGGCGTGGTTGAGACCATGCCCGAGATGCAGCCTGACCCCACACCTGCCGTCACCTATGGCGACGACGGCTCCATCACCATCAACTGAGACCCATGCCTGAAGCAATCACAATCAGCCAAACCGAAAGCCCAGCCCTGTCCACTGAGAACGAGGAGATGCTTGCCGCCTTGGCAGGTGGCGATGAACCAGGTGAACTGCTGGCCGGCAAGTACAAGTCGGTTCAGGATCTGGAACAGGCGTACAAGGAGCTCCAAGCCAAGTTGAGCCGTGGGGAGACAGTTGCCCCTGAGCCCGACGACGACGAGCCCGAGGCCCCCGAAGCCGAAGAGGCCCCCACCGCTTCCGCCCGGGAGATCTATGGCGACGTGATCGGCGGGAAGCTCGACGAAGCCGGCATCGACTTTGGCGACATGAACACCCGCTGGCAACAGTCGGGCACCTTGGAGTCCGGCGACTACGAGCAGCTAGCCGAAGCCGGCTTTGACCGGAGCATGGTCGATGCGTACCTGTCGGGCCTGCAGTACAAGTCAGCCCAAGACACAGCCCTGACCACCAAAGAGGTGACGTCGATCAAGGCGTCGCTGGGCGGTGAAGCCGAGTACACCAAGATGATCGAGTGGGCTGGGTCCACCTTGTCACCAGACGAGGTCGAGGGCTTCAACCAGATCATCAACACCCAGCCGATGTCTGCGGTGAAGATGGCGATCACTGGCCTGCACGCCAGGTACACAGCAGCTGAGGGCCGGGAACCCAAGCTCATCGGTGGCCGTGCCCCCAAGGGGAACACCGACAAGTTCGAGAGCACGTCTCAGCTGGTGGAAGCCATGTCGGACCCCAAGTACAGCAAGGACCCGGCGTACCAGCGGAAGGTGCAGGAGAAGCTGAG